GCAGACGTCATGTTAGGTATTATTCAAGACGACATAATGAGAGCCAGTTATGAATACTGGTTAAAGATTTTAAAGATCAGAGATGGTGAAGGCCGAGGAGTCAAATGTAAATTAGCTATTAATTATCAATACATGAGATTAACAGAGACCGACGATATTTCAAATTCAAACATACATTCAATATAAAACAATGGAACAAACTCCAACACCCAATCCGATTAAAAGAGATAAAATATTTGATAATACGTTTGAAGAACAAGATTTTCAATTAGACTCAAGTATTTCATTTCAAATCTCACCACAATATAGTGATGATCGAGATGAAGAAGATAAAATTCAATTAGAGATGATTAGACGTGATATTCATGGTCTAATAGATAAATCTAGATTTAGATCATTTAATGACTTAGATGATTTGTCTCAAGCTAAAAAGCTTAAAAAGATGGACATTAATGAGATCTATGAATTTATTGTCTCTGAATTAAATTTAAAATACTCACAGATAGAATTATTTTCCGAAACTTCAGATTATTTTAATATCAATCCAACCAAATTTTATGCTTCTTTAAGCAATAAATTCAAAGAAGAGCTAATCCAAGAGTTAGACATTAGAACTAAAATTTTAAAGAAGAAAAAGATAAATCGTTTATTTTAGATGATAGAAGATAAAAAAACAAATCAACCAGTCAAAAGAGTGTGGGTCCTTGGGGATCTGCACTTTGGCGTTAGGTCTAATTCGATCGAATGGCTTGAAATTCAACAAGACTTTTTCGAAAACGTATTTATTCCTACATTAAAAGAGCATGTTAAACCAGGTGATGTTTTAGTACAGGTTGGTGATGTCTTTGATAACAGACAAAGCATAAATCTTAAAGTATTACATTATGCGATAGAGCTGTTCGAGAGACTTGGCAAGATACTACCAACGCACGTTATTTGTGGAAATCATGATATTTGGGCTAAAAAATCAAACGAAGTTACTTCAATTGATACTTTAAAATGGATCCCTAATGTTAACATCTATAAAAAACCAAAAGCATTAAACTGGAATGGTAAAGAAATTTTAATGATGCCATGGAGAAGAGATGAAGATCATGAGATTGAAACTTTACTTAAGTTTCCAAAAACAAATATAGTTTTCTGTCACTCTGAAGTTGCAGGCGTAGCTTTAAATAATAAAGTTAGAAACTTACATGGAACAGATAGCGAATCATATAAAGGGTTTGACGCAGTTTATTCAGGTCACATTCATTATAGACAAACTAAAGGTAAACTTAGATTAGTGGGAACTCCTTACGAGCTAACTAGATCAGACTCTGGTAACGCTAAAGGATTTGACTTAGTAGATTTAGAAACTATGGAAGAAACTTTCTTTCAAAATGACAGATCACCTAAGTTTTTAAAATTCAATCTAAAGAGTCTTTATATGGTTCAATTAGGTGAATTTAAAAAACAAATTGAAAATAACTTTGTAGACCTTTATGTTCCATCTAAAATTGCAACGTCAAGCGCTCTTTCTAAATTAATCAATAGAGTACAAAAAATATCTAGAAAAATAGAGCCAAACATCTATGAAGATGATGATTTATTAGACAAAGATTTGTACGACATGGATCAAATAGAAGATCTTTACAAAAATTACAATATTTTGCACTTATGTAATATGTATGTTGACGGCACACACCACGACGATGATGTGAAACAAAAGCTTAAACAAACATTAAAACAACTACACGATAGAAGTGCATACAACTACGATCTTGATATATGAGAATAAAATCTATTGAATTTAAAAACTTTGCATCTTACGGTAATAAAGCTCAAACTTTAAGCTTTGAAGATGATAAAGCAGAATTGTTTTTAACGACTGGTAAAAATGGCGATGGTAAAACTACTATCGCCAATGCCATTGTGTTTGGACTATACGGAAAATTAGAAGGTGTAAAATTACAAGACTTACCTAATAGAATTAATAAAAGCTTAATGGTAAAGTTAAAAGTTCAATGCAAAAATATCGAAGTTGATATTGAGCGAGGACTTGCACCTAATCATTTTAAAGTAATGCTTAATGGCATCGAATTTGATAAAGCCGGTAAAAAATCAGTTCAAGAATATTTAGAAGAAGAAGTCTATGGTATTCCTTACCATGTGTTTAAAAACATTATTATTCTATCGGTTAATGACTTTAAGTCATTTTTAACCATGTCTAATAATGACAAGAAGCAAATCATTGATAGATTGTTTGGCTTCTCTATTTTAAATGACATGGCTAAGTCTATTAAAGAAGAGCGTAGAAATCTTAAGATTGATTTAGATTCATTTGATAGAGAATTAAAACAGATTAATGAAAACATGACATCTGTTCAAATGAAATTAAACCAATTATTAGCGGAATCGAAAACTAAGAACAAAGAAAAAATCAAAGAATTAAAAGAAAAACTAATTCAATTTGATGATAATAAAAAGAAGTTAGAAGAAGCTAAAGATAAAATAAAAGAAACACTAGGCAAACAAGCAAAAGATTTAGATACTAAAAAGTCAGAGTATAGCAAGTTAAAACATGAGCACGATGAGCTTAAAAAGAAATTAGCTCTTTATGAAAAGAATGCATGTCCAACTTGTGAAGCGCCTTTAACTGGTGATTTTCACACAGACAGAAAAAATGAAATGGAGCATAAATGCGAAGGCATGCCAACTGTTTTATCTTCTTGTGAAACTGAAATTAGAGATCTTGCGTCTGAAATTACTGCATTAAAAACCAAAGAAACTCAAGTCTTAGAAAAGGTTTCTATGTTAAACACTAATATCAGAAATTTTAAAAATGAATTGTTAAGCATTAAAGAATCTATTGACAATAATGGCCAATTTGATCATTTAAAACAAATCATCGAAGACTTTGAGAAAAAAGAAGCTGAGAAAGCAATTAACAAAGACAAGACCAATGTTGATTACATATTCTTAGAAGCTGTTGAAGAAATCTTAGGTGAAGGCGGAGTTAAAAACTTAGCTATTAAAACCATTTTACCAGGATTAAATGCAAATATTGCAGCTTTAAGTCAAACGATGCACTTAAGCTTTCAATTAAAATTCAACGAGAAGTTTGATTGCGTTATAACGCATTTAGGTCAAGAGATTAATGCAATGACTTTATCAACAGGAGAACGTAAGAAAGCAGATTTCGTTATCATTATTTCAATCATCAAAATTCTTAAATTAAGATTTCCACAGTTAAACCTATTATTCTTAGACGAATTATTAAGTTCAGTTGACCAAGATGGTATTTACAACATCTTAAAGATATTGAGCCAGGTTATAAAAGAAAGCAAGATAAATACATTTGTAATCAATCACACTCCGCTACCACACGAGATTTTTGATAAAAAATTACACATATTTAAAGAAAACGGCTTCTCTAAGTTTGAAATAGAGGCAATTGAATAAAAATATATAAATTAATGTCAACGTACAATTCAAAATATAATGCAGACGATTCTGTAGTAAGACATATTATTATAGGCCTAATTTCAGACCTTAATAATAAAATTTACTTTTACAGACAAAAGGACAATGATACTAGAGTAGTCGTAGATGTTCCATTTTATTATTCAATTACAGGAGATGATCAATTCTTAAGAGATAATTTCTTGTTTACTACTCCAGATGGATTAGATTGTGTACCAGATAAAATGTTTGCAGATGGTAACTATGATTCTATACCAAGAGGTGTTGCTAATTTAACATCTTTAGCTATAGATTCAAGTAAATTAGTTAATAAAGGCGTTAGAGGATCTTATACTAAATTAAATAGCGATGGCGCCATGGAAGGTTACAACGCTGAATTTACAATGATTCCAGTAACTCTTGGCTTTTCAATTGAGATTTTAGTAGGTTCACAGTTAGACTCCTTAAAAATCACCGAAATGATTATTAAGAGACTTTATAAATCTAATTATTTTAATGTTGATGTTGGACACTTAAATGAAGGTACTTATAGAATAGCTTCATATTATGCCATGCCAGATGATTATGAAAACGAAAGACCGTTAGAATTTACATTTGAAGATAAAGATAAATACAAAATTACATTCTCGGTTGAAGTAAATTCATTTATACCAGCATTTGAATTTGATACAGAGATACATTCAGGTAATAGAATGTTTGAAATATTATCGACTGTAACAGATCAAAAAATTGAAAGTTTTACGCGAGGGTCTAATACAGACGACGTGAATATTATAGATAAAAATGACATATAATATTAGGATATATAATAAAAGATAAAAAAATTAACAAAAAATGAGAACAAATATTCTTGCTCCTTTAGTACAATCAGAGACTTCTGCTACATTTTATTTAAATGGTAGAATTTTTGAAATGTCAGGTGACTCAGTTTCTTTAGTAGAAACTTCAAACAATGCTAATTTAAACGCAGCAATTGCAGCTTTTGAAACTTTTGAATTTAGCGAAAACAATGTTAGATGGTATTTAGGTACTTCTAGATTTAACTATAACATTGCAGAAAACAAATTTACATGGGGTAATTCAGAAATTGTATCTGAAAGTTTCTCTAAGCATATTTTTGCAGGTGGTGCAATTAGATATGAAAACTTAAAAACAGCTGAATTGTTCGAAGCTATTCCAGCAATGTTAGAATCATTTATCGTTTTAGATATGGTTGCATGTTTTGAAGGAAATAACATTACAGTTGATTTAATCAAAGCCGATGAAAAACTTTATGTTTCTAGAAACAACAAAGGAAATCACATCTACAAATTCTTCGAAGCTAAAAATGCAAATGAAGCTTTAGAATACGTTAAAGAACAAACAGGACAAGATGCATCTGAATTCTTAATTGAATCTTTAGAAGGTGAAGCATCTACTTTAGCTAACATACAAGCACAGATTAATGAATTTCAAGAAACTATTGCTTTCTTAAAAGATCAAAGAAACGTATTAGCCGAAGCTGATAGAAATTTACCAGAAATTAAAGAAGCTAATAACTTTCTTTTATCTGAAATTAAATCATTCGAAACTAAGATCGCTGAATTACAAGCATAACATTTCATACAAATATTTAAAAGGGGTCGCTAATGCGTCCCCTTTTTAGTTTATAAACAAAATTGAATATTTACGTATAATAAACTAAAAACAGACATACATTGGCAACAAACACAAACATTACAGAACAAAAACCCGCAGTTGTTGAAACTACAGCGCCGGTTAAGAAAACGGCCAGAAAGAAAAACTATTTAAATAATAGGGATTTATACGATCAAATCGTAATTTCAAAAGAGCAGGAAAAGCTAACTAAAGAAGCAGAAAAAATGCTTATTCTTTTGGCAGAAAAAGCAATTAACAGAATGAAATATGTTGATGAAAAAGACAGAGAAGATTGTCTATCATTCGCTATTTTGGATTTGTTAAAGTATTGGAAAGGCTTTAATCCTAAATACACTAATGCATTTGCATACTTTACAGAAATCGCTAAAAGAGGTTATGCTAAAGGTTGGAATGCAATTCACCCAGAAAAATACAAAGGTACTATCTCATTAAATAAAGCTAATTCTCACAATGGAGAAGACAGCGATATGGGTGGAATTTACACAATATAACAATGTCAATAAAAAACGTAAGACCTACAAAAAAGTCAGGATTTAATCAAGGTTACTATATACCTAATGATCCAACTAAGTATGTTGGTCCTACTCCAATCATATACAGATCTTCATGGGAAAGAAAGTTTATGATGTGGTGTGATAACAATGACAAAGTTATGATGTGGTCCAGCGAGCCGGTCCAAATAGAATACATATCTAGAGCGGATAATAAAAAGCATATATATTATCCAGATTTCTATATGAAAGTTCTTCAAGAAGATAATAATCTTAAAGAATTTCTAGTAGAAATCAAACCAAAACAACAATTGATAAAACCAGAGCCCCCAAAAAAAGCTTCTAAAAAAGCTTTAAGTTCATATCAATTTTTAGCAGAACAGTATATTAAGAATTTAGACAAATATACGTACGCAAAAGAATATTGTAAAAACAGAAACTGGAATTTTATAGTTTTAACAGAAGACTCGATTAATGGACTACGTTAAGAAAGAAATATTGAAAATGATCAAAGAAAACAAGAGCAAAAAAGAAGCTCGAAATGTTTCTGAGAAATGGTTTTCAGATGCTCTTAAGAGCAGAAAAGATAAATCAGTTGAGCGTATTGTTAAACCATTTGAACCAGGTAAAATTTATGTATTCGATTATGTCAATCCGGTAACAAAAGAAACTTTAGAATGGTGGGATATGAATCCGGTCGTTCTAGCTCTTTTACCAATTGACAAAACAACTGAGTGTGGTATTAACCTAAATTTATTACCAGTTAAATTCAAAGAAGAATTCTTAGATAATTTCTATAAGATGTACCACTCTCAAATAGCTGCTCAAAAAACAGGTATTAAAAAAGACAATGCTAGTTTACAAAGTCCATTAAGATCTTTAAACTATGAAGTTGTTAAGAGATATTTAGACAAATATGGCTTTGGATTTGCCATAAGAAGATACAAAACACATCTTAAAAAGAATCAAGCTGTAGTATCTTATGAGAGCTGGGCTAAAATAGCTTTATGCGATTTTATAAAGTTAAATGGTGCTAGTCCGTGGAAAATCAAGAGACTTTTCACAGAGTACTATAGAAATATGAATATATAATTAAATAAGTAAAAACTAAATACAAATATAATGGCAGGATTCGTAGACAGAAACGGACCGTTTAGTACAGGTAAAAGACCTTTTAGGTTGAGCGATACTCTTAAGAAGTTATCGTCGTTCGGTATGTATTATGACGACTTAGTATTAAGACAATCACAAGCGATCGGTCCAATGGAAGATCAATTTGGTTATGGCCAAATGAACTTAATGGGCGTAGATTCAGATGACATTTATGGTGCATTTGCTGCACTATCTATGGCAGATACTAACATGAGAAAGAACCTTCCGTTCTTTGACATGAATTATAAATCTAAAAGAGATGAATTAAGACAATTTTCTCTTTATGATGAAATCGAAGACATTTTAGATATTCTTTGTGATGAATCGATTGTATTTGATGAGAAAAATTTCATAGCAACACCAACCTTAATTGGTATGGAAGTTTCTGAAGAAGTTACTTCATACATGCATAAATCATTTAGAAATATCTACCAATATTTTGGATTTGCTGGAGATCAATCAGCTTGGTTTTACTTTAGAAAATGGTTAATTGATGGTTATTTGTCATTTGAGATTGTTTATAATCCAGAAATGACAGAAATTATTGGTTTCAAAGAAATTGATCCAACAACATTAGTTCCAGGTTACAATAAAGAAGATGGTAAAAAAGTTTGGGTTCAGTTTAAAGACGATCCAATCAAAGAGCGTAAATTATATGATGCGCAAATTATTTACATCTCATACTCTTCTATTACTACAGCTTCACGTATTTCTTACGTAGAAAGATTAATCAGAGCATTTAACTTATTAAGAGTTATGGAACATACCAGAGTTATTTGGGCTGTTACAAATGCTTCATATAGAATGAAATTTATTATCCCAGTTGGTGGTAAATCTAAAACAAGAGCAAAACAATCGTTAGCTCAATTAATGAACAACTATAAAGAAGTAGTTGATTTTGATTGGGACTCAGGTGTTCTTAATACCAATGGTAAACCAATGCTTCAATTTAATAAAGAATACTGGCTACCTTCAAAAGATGGTGAACAACCAGAAATTGAAACTTTAGGTGGTGAAGGTCCTGAAATTAATGACGTTGAGTCTTTAAAATACTTCTCAGATAAATTAAAGCATGTTTCTAAGATCCCATATAGTAGATTTATGTACGAAGATGGCGGTGGAGAAAACAACATGGCAGCTGACGGTATGATCAGAGATGAGATTAAGTTTGCTAAATTCGTTAACCGTTTAAGATCTTCATTCCAAGAAATTTTAGTTAAGCCTTTATGGTTGCAAATGTGTATTAAATTCCCTGAATTCAAAGAGGATCCAATGTTTAGAACACAAATCGCATTAAGATATAACGAAGAAAACATGTTTGCTGAAATGAAAAACATGGAAATCATGGAAAAACGTTTAGACTTTATTTCTAATATGCGTAATAACTTGATGACAACTAATCCAATGACGATGGAAGAAGAACATTACTTCGATTTAGATTTCTTAGTAGATAAATACTTGAAGTTAAACAATGATGATAAAACAGCCAACGAAGCTGCTAAATCAAGAGCAGCAGCTGCTAAAGCTGCAGAGCCAGAAGATCCTGATGCAATGGGTATGATGGGCGGAGGATTCTAATAAAATAAAATGAATACATATAATATGAAAAAATTAATTAAAACATTCGAACAATTTATATTTGAAGCTGAAGCAGTTAAAGCAGAAGACTCAGATGTTTATATCGATGATGTATCAGTTGATGGTTCAGACACAGTAATTAAAGCTGTTGAAATTTTAGGAGCTATTAAGGCATCTGCAACAGAAAAAGAATTTAAAGACTATTTCTTTCAGCAATATGGCCAAACTACTTTAATGCCAGAAGATATGGCTAAACTTTGTAAATATTACAATGAATACAAAGAAGAAGAAAACAAAGAAAAGGCTGACTCTGAAAAAGAAGGTGAAGATGAAACTTCTACTGAAGAAGATCCATTAGCAGGTTTAGACACAGGTTTAACAACAGTAGAAGACGGAAAATAATAATATTAATTTTTTACATTTTAAACAAGGATATATAATCCAAAATATACTATAAAAATATATGAATACAAATTCAAAACTTTTGATTCTTGAAAGAAGTGGTTCTACATTAGCATTCGCTCAAGATAATTCAGGTGCTTATGTTCTTGAAGGCGTGTTCGGTGAAATCGATAAGTTAAACAGAAACAATCGTATCTATACCGAAGACGAATATTTACCGCAAGTAGAAAGCCTTCAGGCTAAAATCAAATCATCTAAACTATTAGGTGAATTAGATCACCCACAAAACTTTGACATTTCTTTAAAAAATGTTTCTCACATTATTGAAGAATTAAGATATGACAAAGACAAGAAACAAATCCTTGGAAAAATTAGATTATTAGACACTGATGCTGGTAAACAAGCTAAAGCATTAGTTGACGCTGGTGTACCTTTACACATTTCTTCTAGAGCAGCTGGTACAGTAGAATCTAACGGAAAAGTTAAAATCAAACAATTATTTACTTATGATTTAGTTGCAGATCCTGGATTTGCTAATGCTGAATTAAAAAGAGTTAATGAAGCTTTTGGTTTTGAAGATAATGAAGATCTTTTAATTTACGAAATCAACCCAACTGATAATAAACAAACACAAATAAAAGAAGAACAAAATATGGAAAACACAAGATTCGTTAGTACTGATGACTTCAATAGTTATTCAAAATACTTAGCTGAAGAAATCAAAGCTTTAAAAGAATCTCTTACAGCATTAAATAGCTCTGAGTCTACTAACGAGGAGATTAAAAATCTAAAAGAGTATTCTTCTTATATAGCTGAAAAATTAAACCAAGCAATTGCTTATTCTGAGCATGTTGCAGAAAAAGCTGATCAAGCAATTGCTTATTCTGAGCATGTTGCAGAAAAAGCTGATCAAGGAATTCAATATTCCGAGCATGTTGCAGAAAAATTGGATCAATCGATTCAATATTCTGAGCACATCGCAGAAGGTGTCGAAGCTATCAAAGGTTACACTAACTATTTAGCAGAGTCGTATAACGAAGGAGTTATGACACACGAAAATGTAGTTAAATACGTAAACTATTTAAAAGAAAACCTAGAGAAAGTTACTGAATACGCAGAATATGTTGCAGAAACTGTAAACTCTAACTTATTGATGGAAGATGATACCGATGCAGGTAAAGAATTAACTGAAGAGCCAAATGATAAAACTCCAGAAGTTATTGATGCAGAAGGTGAAAAATATCCAAAAGCAGAAGATGCTGCAGAAGATATCGAAGACGAATTAGAAAAAGATATCGAAGCTTCAAAAGCTGACGGTGAAAATACAGGTAAAGAAGTTACCGAAACTGAAGACAAAATGGATGCTTACAAGAAAGAAGTAGCTGAGAAATTAGCTTCTCTAGTTGAAAGCGCTAAAGCAAAATCAGTAGCGGAACCGCATTTCTTTAAATTCATCGCTGAAGCTAAGAAAGGAGAATTCAATACTTTATCGCTTGAAGAAAAAACTGTAGTTGCAAAAGCAATCGAAGGTAAAGGTTTCTTAACTGAATCACAAATCTACGCTTTATGGAACAACGCATTAGCACCAGTTCAACAAGCAGAACCTTTAGTAATCTCTGCAATGCCAACTGAATATAAAGAAACATGGAATTCTTTATCAGAAAGTAAGAAAAATCAATTGTTAGCTCAATCTAAATACCATAGATTAGAAACAGAATATCAAGTAAGAAATTTCTGGCAAACAAGAGACTTAAGAGAAGTTGCTCAAGTAATTGAAAGAGTAGAAATGGTTAAAGAATCTACAGAAGAAGCAAAACAATTACCATACGATATGACTGGTGTTGCTGAATCTCTAAATAAAAGATTTAAAAAATAAAAATAAATAAAATGGCATATATTAAATTATTCGAAGAATTCATAAATGAATCATCTACTTTTGAAGAACATGATACTCTATTAGAAGGATATATTCTCCTTGAAGAAGGATGGCTAAAACAAAGTATCGGTTATTCTTTTTTCTTACCAATAACATTAGCAAACGTATTAAGACAATATGTTCTTAAAAAGCTTAAGATTAAAAAAATGCTTAAAAATGAAACTGATCCAAAGAAAAAAGAAATTCTAAAAAAAGAACTTAAAAATATTTCATACGAAGAAACTAAAGCTAAAGAAAAGGTTGAAGATCAAAAGGCTAAAATGAAGGATCAAGCAGACGCTGCAAAAGCAAACGCAACGCCTGAAGAAAAAGCTGCATACGCAAAACAAAAAGAAGCAATGAAAGCTAAATTAGACAAAGCTAATGACGCCCTTAGAAAAGCACAAGGACAATTTAACGGATTAGTTTAAGAAAAATTCACTTTTTAAGTAGATATATAATCTAATAACACAAGAATAAAATATTCGACTCTCAGTTAAGAAGCAAAAAACTGAATTATGTCGAGCCGTAGATGCAATCTACACAAACTAAACATAAAAAGAACATTTAAACAAAATGGCACAATTAATTAACGAAGCAGAGATCAGAGAAACATGGTCTCCAATTATCGAGGCTGCTACAGGTATCAATGACGCTAGCAAATTAGCGTGGATGTCAGAGTACTGCCACAATCACAAGTTGTATGAAGATGCAACTGCTCACATGAGCTTAGACCCAACTATGAACTTAAGAGGTATGGGCGTAGTATCATTTCCTTCAGGATTTGGTTCAAACCCTACATCATTAGGATCAGGTGACAAAGCTCCAACTTTATTACCTTTAGCAATGCAAGTTGCTGCACAAACAATCGCTTTAGATTTAGTACCAGTTATTCCAATGGCAGGTCCAATGGGATTATTATCTTATTTAGACTTCGTTTACGAAGGTGGTAGATTAGACAACGGTGTAGCTCCAACATTTATCAAAACATCTGACGCTGTTGCTGGTAATGATGAATTAGCTGGTAAATCAAGAATCGATGGTAAAAACATCATCAAAATTGTTGATGCTTTAGATCCTGCAACTGAAGATTCAATCGCTGACAGATATGCTGGTGCTGAATTAGTAAAAGGTTTAGAAGATCATATCCCAGGATTCTCTGCTAAATCTAATACTGAAGCTTTTACAAGAGAAGAAGGTGAAAGAACTAATGAGAAATTAATGGGTCTTTCTTTATTCAGCAAAGCTGTTGAAGCTAAAACTATTCAAGTAGCTGCTGCTGTAACTAGAGAGCAAGTTCAAGATTTAAAACAATTCGGTGTTGATGCTGTTGCTCAAGTTGAAGCTGTTTTAGTTAATGAATTAACTCAAACTATTAATGACTTAATCATTAATGAAATCGCTACTTTAGGTGCTTCTAACATCACTAAAGCTACTGCTGCTGGTGAAATTTCTGCAACTTCATTGAACGTAAACTTATATGCCGCTGCTGATTTCCAAGGTGGTAAAACTGAAGGTTCTGAACACAGAAAAATCTTAACAGGTATCTTAGCTGCTGCTAACTTAATCGCTAACAGAGGTAGAAGAGGTGCAGGTAACTTCTGTGTTGTAGGACCACAAGTTGCTACAGCATTACAATCAGTTGCTGGTTACGTTCCAAACCCATTCGCTAATACAGTATCTCAAGCTGCAGGTGCAATCTACCCAGTAGGTTCTGTAGCAGGTGTTCAAGTTTACACTAACCCAAAATGGAAGTGGAATAACTACGACGTATTAGTTGGTAGAAAAGGTGACGGTAACGGTCCTGGTTTAGTATTCATGCCTTACTTAATGGCTGAATCAGTTCAAACTATCGCAGAAGCTACAATGGCACCAAAAATTGCCGTTAAATCTAGATTCGCATTAGTTGAAGCAGGTTTCCACCCAGAAACACAATACGTGAAATTCACAATCGGTCAAGTTGCTGGCGCTGATCACGCTTGGTCTAACTTAATCTCTTTAGCATAATCTCTGATTAACTAAAAGATTTTAGTACATAATTAAAAGGCTTCCAATTTGGAAGCCTTTTTTTTGCTCAAATTTTAAAAGATATATAATGTATATAAAAATAATACTATGAATATGAATTTCGAGAATTGGTATAGTAAAATGTTAAGTGAAACTACTGAAGTTTCATCGACAGCTGTTAAACCAAAAACAGATGCAATTGCAAATGTTCCTAGCAGAGAAGATATAATAAATGATGTTGATTCTATTATGACACAATTAGATCAATTATCTGCTCAAGTTAAAGAAGATTTTAATATTGAAATTTTAGATGAGTCTCTTGTATTAGAAGGCGCATGGGACGATACGAAAGATAATTTCGGTTCTTTGTTTGGCGATCCGGTATTTCAATTAGTCGGTTTGGGAATAGCCGGTGTTATAGGTGCTTTAGGATTAAGCGTTAAAGCTGTAAAAGATACTAAAAGAAACAGTGCTATTGGTAAAATGGTCATGGGAGATTATGCTAAACTTAAGCAACTTAAATTACAAGAAGTTAAATTAGAAGCTATTCAACATCAATTAGAAGAAAAGAAAGATGATATTGAAGCAGCTAATGAATCTGTTATTGATGAAGCTAATCCAGCTGCTAAAAAACCAGCTCAAAAACCACAAGCTGGTCCAAATGCTCAAGCTAGACAAACAGCTATAGCCGATAAAGAAAAAGCTTTAAAAGCCAAAGAAGCTGAAGCTAAGAAAAATGCAGCTGCAGCCAATAAAACAACTTCTAGCGATGAAAATGACGCCAGAGATAAAATGGCTGAAAAAATAGAAGCACAAATACAGGCTATTATAAAGAAAAGAGATGTTTTAGACACATCAATAACCACATACGAAAGTACATTAGACGCTAAATACGCTGAAGAAAAAATCACAGGATTTGGTTCTAAAAAAGTACATACTTTAATTGCATCTGCTAAAGATGGCATAGCTCAAGAAGTTGCAGAAGCAAAATTAAAATTCTTTAGCGAAACTCTATCAGACGAAGCTTTGAAAGAACTTAAAGAAAGTCTTGATGCTATTAATAGAAGACAAGCTAAAAGAACTGAAGCGATTAATAAAGAAGCAGAAGAAAATGCTGCAAAGGCAAAAGAAGTTGCAGCTGAAGATGAAGAAGTTAAAGCAGCTTTAGACAAAATTAAAAATCCAAATACAGACACTGAAGAAGAGCCAGAAACTGAAGAAGAACCTGCTTCTGATGATGGTGGTGGCGATTCAGATGCTGTAAAAGCTCTTAAAAAACAAAAAGAAGAAGACGACGAAAAGAAAAGACAGGAAAGAGCGGCTAACAAAGAAGATGACACTAAAAATGCTGAAAAAGAAACCACTAAAAATACCAAAGACGGTAAATTAGACAGAGTGGAAGATATGATTAAAAAAGAAACTGAAAGGGTTCAAAATAATCCAGAAGCTAAAAAGATCAAAGATAAAATTACAGAAATAGAAGGTGCAATTGAAGAGCTTACGAGCAAAAAAAATAAATCTAAAGATGATGATAAAACTATTGAAAATCTTAAAAATCAATTAAATACTGAAAATAAAAGATTAGATAAAGTATCTTCATCTGATAAATTACAAAAACTAAAAGATTTAAAAGATCAAATTGCCGCTAAAGAAAACTGGCAATTAGAAGGAACTGAATTAGGTAGATTATTTGAAATGGAAATTTCAAAGCTTGAAAAAGAATACATGATTAATGAATC